TAAAACTGCTACGGATACTTGGTATGTCGTTGGGGCAATCGGATAATGATTGGCAACGCAGTAGCAGGTATTTATTCTCCACCAAAGCCAGCTGACCCTTTTTCTGGTGGCACGCTTTTTACTAGCGGAATTTATCGTTACAGATTATTTACATCTAGCGGATCACTAGTTGCATCAGATACAGCATCTGCTGACATTTTAGTTGTTGCTGGTGGTGCAGGTGCAGGATGGGCAGCCGCTGGTGGCGGTGCAGGTGGATTACTTCATCATGCTTCACAAACCATTACTGTTGGAACTTACACAGTAACAGTTGGTGCTGGTGGTGCAGGTGGACTTGTCGGATCAAAAGACGGTGGTAACGGAAATAATTCATCATTTGGTGCGTTGACTGCATCAGTAGGCGGTGGCGGCGGTGCAGGATATGACACGCTAAACGGCCTAAACGGCGGTTCTGGTGGCGGTGGTAATAATTTAAGTGGTTCGACAACTAGAGGTAGTGGTGGAACTGGCACATCTGGACAAGGAAACAACGGCGGCGCAGCTGGTAACACTAACAACACAGGTTACGGAACTGGCGCAGGTGGTGGTGCAGGTGCAGTAGGTGGCACAGGAACTAACACCACAGGTGGTAACGGTGGAGATGGTTTAAACACATATTCTTCTTACGCATCTGCAACTGGAACTGGCGATAGCGGATATTACGCAGGTGGTGGCGGCGGCAGCGTTCTAAGCGGTTCTTATACTGCTGGAACTGGCGGTTTAGGCGGTGGTGGCGATGGAAATGCTACTGGCGTTGGTTTTAACGCACTTGTAAACACAGGCGGTGGCGGCGGTGCAGCTACTAACGGTGGAACTGGATTAAACAATGATGGCGGCTCAGGCGGCTCAGGAATTGTTATTGTGAGGTATGCAGCATGAGTCACTGGGCTGAATTAGATAATAACAACATAGTTTTGCGTGTTCTTGTTGGTGATAACAATCTGCCAGACGAAGGCGAAGCCTTTATGAACTCGCTGGGCGGCACTTGGATTAAGACCAGTTACCACGGGAACATACGTAAGAACTTTGCTTGTATTGGATACTCATACGATCCAACCCGTGATGCTTTTATTGCACCAGAACCAGATAACGCTATTGGCTTTGACGAGGAAACTTGTCGCTGGATTGTTCCCCTACCGGAGTTGCCAAGTGAAACCACACCTTTGTAAGGCTGGCGTTCAACTACGCGAGCAGATAGATGACAATTTCCCAGATAGAACTCGCCGTTCGGATGGGTGGCTTGGGGACACACGCCACACAAAAACTAAGTCAGACCATAATCCTTTGCCACCTTCTATGGTCGTTAGAGCCTTTGACTGTTCGGCAGATTTGGGTGGGCCAGCCAACACCTCAGCCCATCTTGCTAATCAGATTAGGCTTGCCGCAAAGAAGGACAAGCGCATCGCTTATGTCATCCACAACGGCAGAATTGCCTCTTGGGTTCTTAACTATAAATGGCGTAAATACTCTGGAGTCAATCCACACACCAGCCACATTCATATCTCGTTTACGGCTAAAGGCGATAAAGATGGTTCTTTTTTTGAAATACCTATGCTAGGAGGCAAATAATGAAACACCCACTATTCCTAACCGCAGGTGCGTTCTTGTCAGCTTGGGCTGCAAGCAACTTCTCACTTGATTATCGCGCTGTGCTATGGGCTGTCCTTGCCGGTGTCTTTGGATATGCGACCCCTAAGAAATGAGCATCTCTAGCGCAAATTACACAGTAACAACTACAGCTTCTATTGTAGTTCCAGTAGATAACGCAGCTGAGGAAGTCCACTTTCATTCATCATCCGGCACGCTGTATTTAGGCGGTGCTGATCTAACTGTTGCCAACGGTTACCGAATGGACAACGGCGATAAGGTTGTAGTTCAAAATCATGGCAGCGCGGTGTATGCAATTACGTCATCCGGCACAGCAAACCTTTCAACTTTGATTATTCAAAAATGACACAATCCGATTTCTTCAGCCTATACATAGCCACGCTTGCCATCATCGGTGGACTCTCAGGCTATGTCATTACTCATTTACTCAGCGAAATTAAAAGACTTAATACGCGAGTCGATGAAATTTACAACATACTTTTAGAGCGATAATAATCCCATGGCACGCAAGGTTAAAGTCCAGGATGATTACTACACACCCCTGGAAAGTTACTGCATAGGCTTAAACACCTATTACACAGCCTTGCGTAAAGCAGGATTCTCAGTAGATATTGCGCTTGCCATGATTCAGGATCAGAACAGTTATCCGGATTGGATATTGCCAAAGCCTGTGGACTTTGACCCAGACAATCCAAACTTCACTCCCTATGAGGATGACGAGGACTAACCTTGAAAATAGTCGTGATAAGTGATCTACAAGTTCCCTTTCACAACCCAAAAGCAGTAGCCAACGTAGCAAAGTTTATTAAGAAATTTAAGCCAGATGAGGTGCTTTGCGTTGGTGATGAGATGGACTTCCAGACCATTAGCCGTTGGTCATCAGGCTTTGACGAACACTCCAAAACAATCGGCAGAGACCGAGACATGTGCGTTGATGTCATGTATGACCTGCAAATTACACAGCTCTCAAGAAGCAACCACGGCTCAAGGTTATTTAACTCCCTTTCTACTAGACTGCCTGGACTAATAGGCGCACCAGAACTAGAGATAGAGAATTTCCTCAGACTGCCAGAGTTAGGCATTAAATATCATAAGAAGCCTTACGAGATTCCAGGCACTAATTGGATAATGGTGCATGGCGATGAGCAGAGCACAAAGCCACAAGGGGGCATAACAGCCTTAGAAGCCGCCAAACGGCATGGAAAGAGCGTAGTCTGTGGACATACACACAGGCAGGGAATATCGTCTTATACGCAATCCTCGGGCGGTTTAGAGGTATCCAGATTAGTAGGCTTTGAAGTAGGGCACATGATGGATACACGTCAGGCTTATTACACCAAGGGCACGTTTAACTGGCAGGCAGGCTTTGGGGTCATATACACAGATCGTAAGCGTGTCTTGCCTATTGCTGTGCCTATCGAGAAGGATGGTTCTTTCCAATTCGAGGGCAAAGTCTATGGATGACCCTTGTTGTGGCGAGGAATGGCTTGGATATGACGAAGATTTTGTTATTAAATCGTTATCAAAATATGCTTGTATGAGGTTGAAATAGACCGAAAAGTAGTTCACACTTAACTTAAATCCACAAGATATGTGGACAAGTTAGGGGCTACAAATGATTGATTTAACATACTTTGAAGCTGTAGGGCTATTGTGTTTTAGCCCGTTGGTTGTGTTCTATGCCTATTGGCAAGGTTACAACAGAGGCAAGCGCGAAGGCTGGCACGCTGGCCGTTCCCTATTACGCATACCGGTTCGCAATGATCGCTAATGAACTCCTTACTGAAAGCACCAAACTCCTCTATGACAGAGGTTTGCAGTATGGAGACCCAACTGCTAATCACATACGAATTGCGCAACTCTGGAGTGCATATCTCGGTTATCGAATCGAGCCTCACGAAGCGGCAATCTGTATGGCTCTCGTCAAAATCTCACGTATCGCTGAGCAAGCAACGCACCGTGATTCGTACGCAGACGCGCTCTCATATTTGGCAATTTCAGGACATATCGCACTTACCGACTTCGACAACGATCTTGATGCTTACTAAAGCAAAGCCAGGAGTCTGGTGCGATTACTGCAAAAGCAGATGGGGTTCTGAACTAAAAGAAGTAAAAGGAATTGGTTTAGTTCCCAAGATGGCGGCTTGGACAGTTACAAGCGAACTACCTAAGAGCCACGGGCGCAAGCGTTCTTACTGTAATGACTGCGCAATAGATGTATCTAAGTGGGCTGATGGCTCATACTTCTCATTAGATCAACAGATAGAGTATGCAAAGACCAATGGCAACACTAAACAAGGAGTATTAAATGGCTTTTAACCTAGACAATTACGAGGATGTTCAATCAAGAGTGAAACGCTGGCAAGTGGCGTTCCCTGTCGGAAGGATAGTATGTGATGTTATTCAGTTCGATGCAGTCAAAGGCCACATATTGGTGGCGGCAAGTATTTATCGTGAACATGAGGATACGCTCCCTGCAGCTGTCGATTATGCTTTTGGCGATGCAGCTACGTATCCTGCGCAAATGCGTAAATTTTACGTTGAAGATACATGTACCAGTGCAATCGGAAGAGCAATTAGTCTTGTCCTTGAAACAACAAGTAAAGCAACAAAGCAAGACATGGCCAAAGTCGAACGTGTTAAGAACGACGAAAGAAGTGCAGTAATAGCCAATGCTCCATTAGCAGTAAATAACACCTGGGATGAGTTTGTTGGTTCTGAGCCTAAGCAACCTGTTGTAACCCTGGCCGAAGCAGCAGAGTTAGTGCAACAATCTTTTGGAGAAGCTGAGCCAATACCAACATGCGTACATGGTCAGCGTGAAATCAAATCAGGAGTTACAAATGGGAAGGCATGGCGTGGTGCTTATTGTTCATTACCAAAAAGCAATCCAGATCGATGCTCTGAAGTTATTTGGTATGTCTTATCTAAAACAACAGGCAAGTTTCGATTACCGGAAGGAGTTGAATAAATGGGTTATGCAGAAATAATAAGACCAGATGGCACAATCGAATTCTACGGCGATGTGCCATTACTGATCTGTCAGTTATGTAACGAGATACCAAACCAAGATGATGGCGTTTGGACAGTTAGTCTATCACCGCTGCAATGGCAATGCGAGAAATGTCAT